CTAAGCTTAAAGCTGGAAGTAAAGATGCAAAAAGACGTAAATCTTTCTGTGCAAGAATGTCAGGAGTAAAAGGTCCTGCTAAAAAACCTAATGGCAAGCCTACAAGAAAAACTCTTGCTCTTAGAAAATGGAATTGTTAATCACATAAAAAATATATATCATGGCAACAATAAAAAGACCTATTAAAAAAGCCCAAAGTGGCACAAAAGAAGTAAATTCTTTTGCGACAGCAAAAGGATTACCAATACCACGTCACGATCTAAGTGGCAGAGATGGAGTATATGCAACAGGTGTACAAATTTCTAAGAAAGATGTAAAGAAAAATCCTAAAGATTTTGAATATTTGAATCCTAAAAAACCAAAACCTATGAAAAAACTAAATCCAAAAAAACCATTAATGAAAAGAACACCAATGAAAAAAGGTGGAACTATTAGTAAAGCTAAAACAGGTAAAACTGTTAATAAAGCATTTTTAGGTAGTCTACTAGGAGGTGCTGGAGGTGGTGGTATGCTTGGTGGATTGCTTGGTGGTGGTGGAGGAGGAGGTATGCTTGGAGGATTACTAGGAGGTGGTGGTGGAAAAGGTGGAGCTGAAGGAGGTGGAATGGGTAAAATTTCAAAAATGTTTAGTGGTTCTATGAAAAAAGGTGGTAAAGTGGTAGCTAAGAAAAAAGCTGGTATGCATAGAATGCCTAATGGAACAATGATGAAAAACTCAATGATGAAGAAAGCTAAAACAGGAACTTCATTAGGAATGAAATCTGTTAAAGCTGGATATGATAAAAATCCTGGTGTAACAAGAGCTGATATTATTACAGCTGCTACAAAGAAAGCTAAGAGTGGTGCTTCGATGAAAAAATGCAAATATGGCTGCAAATAATATGACATCAGGCAAAGCTAAAAAGTCAGGTGCACCAAGAAAAGCTCCTAAAGTTCCTATACCTAAGAAGGATAAACCATTCTCTCAGAATAAAGCTATGGATGATAAGATACGAAGAACCTCAGCTCAACAACCAATGAAAAAGAAAAGTTTATCAAAATAATAAAGCCTCCTTGATTGGAGGCTTTTTTTATTTAATCGTTAAGTCAAAGAAGTTACCAAGACTCTCTAAGTTGGAAACATCTATCTGTTTATGCTTTAAGAAAGGAATCACACTATCGTAGAACGATTGTCTATCTTCTTTCCATCCTGGATGAAATGATATATGCATAGGTACGTTTAGGTCCCATAGAGTTTTGTCTTTCAACAATTCTGTTTCATGACCCTCTACATCTATTTTAATCACTGATATATCTCCTTCAGATAGATTGTACTTATCAAGAATATCTTTTATAGAAACACATTTACATTTTATCACATTGGTTTTACATGAATCTCGTGTGATACTTTGACCAAGCACATCGCATCCTATTTCTATTTCAGGATGTATAGAAACAGCCATGTTCTCTAGATGAATGTTATTTATGTCATTAAGTTCTATATTCTGTTTAAACTCATTGTGTGCTATTCCATCTGGTTCAAAACAAATACATTGTTTAGAGAACTGAGATGCTACTAATGATATAGGTCCTATCCAAGATCCTATATCAATGAAGGTTTTATCTTTATCAAGACGAGGGATAATAAAATCAAATGTTGAATTTTCCCAACCTTCATAGTGATCTGACCAAAACTTTGAGTTCAAGTCAGTGTTTACAACATTGAAGCTCTTTCCAAATTTATTTACTGTAGTCATAATTGTTTTTTTAGTTTACTTCCCCAAGATGATACACTTGAAGCATGTTCTAGATAGTATTTCCATTCTTCTGGTATGTCATTTAAGTACCAAGGAATATGCTTTATACAATAAGGCTTATCTAATCTAATTGCTTTATAAGTAAATGGTGAGTTAGGTGGATATAGTGCAAACGTAGTATCTATATCAGCAATCCAACCATGTTCATTCTTATTGACCCAAAACTTACTCTCCCATTCTATTATATTCTGTCTAAGAGGTGTTTCAGGAAGATCTAAACTTAAAGAAAATCCAACCTTTACATTGTCTTTTGCAACGTTTAACATTACATCTAACCAATCATCAGGTACACCTTCATAAGAACAATCTGAATCAGCTATAATGAAATAATCTTTTAGATGTTCCTTCAGATCCTCACCCCAAACACTATGGGGTCCTCCATTCACTTTAGAATATACAATCTCCACAGGACAAGTTTTGTAGTATTCTAATAATGGTGGGTATGTAGATTGTTGATCGTATATAATCACATCTATTCTACTCTCCTTAGATAGAAAATCTACTGTTTCTTTTAATGTAGTTAAGAGATTCCTATTTACTATTATTGCTTTCATTAAGGAAGTCTTTTAGCATTTGAGCATAGTCTTTGTTCCAATGTGGAACTAACTGAACATATCCTGTAGGTATAAGACCTTTTTGTCTTAAAGCTTCAATGTACTCACTGTGTCTTTGTATAACGTTAGGTCTATCTGCAGTGTCTGTTCCCAAACCTGATTGGTGATAACCACGTCCACCCCACATATAAAACCAAGAAGCTTCTGATTCAGGCATTTTTACATCAATAGCATGTTGTCTTCCTAGAGCATGAATTTTATTAACTAATGTCATGTCTCCTCCAGCATTCTGTATTGGACTCTTTCCAATTGCTTCCCAAGCTTTCTTGCTATATACAATACCAGAATTACCAAGGCCCATTATCTTTGTAATACTAGGCTCATTATAAAACACACCTGTAGCCCAATGAATAATGTTTGTATCTTCTTTCCAATACTTAGCTATATTAGATAGATGATTGCTTAATGCTACATCATCATCGTCCCATACAGCAATTAGTTCTCCAGAACAACGCTCTATAGCATAGTTTTCTTTATCCCCAATTGTAGGGAATGTTTCATCCATATTATAGATTTTGATTTCTGGATGATCGTATACTAACTTTTGAAGAGGGTAGTCATTAACTATGATTAGTTCTTTCTTACCAGGATACTCTTGTATGAGGAAGCTTTGTATTGCTTCCTCAAGAGTGTCTACTCTTCCATAAGTGATGCATTTTGCAGATATGAAAGGATATTCCATATTTATAATATCTCTACTATATCAAATATAGAAACTAATAATACATTTGTATCTCCTCTAGGAATAACTAATGATTTACTTAAAGCTGTAGGGTCAACAAATACTTTAGCTCCTACAACAAGATCTTCATCAGTAATAGCTGTACCTACAGCAAACACTGTAAGACTAGACATTTTTTTAATCATTTCCTTCTCTAAGGCTTCTTTTGTATTTTCATCTACAATAAGTTTTCCTTCTTCTTTTTTTGGGAGTTCTAAATAAACTCTGTTTCCTAATAACTTTGCCATTATTTATTATTTAAATGTTAATACTTTAACTACGTTCATTTGAGCATTTAAAATTTCTCCTACACTGTGATTGTATAATTTTTCATACAATGAGTTAAATGTTCCTTCATCAAAAGATTCTTGTTTAGCTTCTTCTAATATGTCGGCTAACTCAGCACAAAGTTCTTTTACTCTTTGTACTTTTTCATTTCCTGAAGGGTTAAATGTTAATCCAACAAGTTTTTGTCCAAAAGTTTGTTCCATTATGATTTATATTCAGTTGATTGATAAAAGCGTGCACCATCTTCAGCAGATAATACTATCTCTGATTGAACAGTTTCACGTACATTTTTGTACCCTTTAAATTTGTTAGTCTTTAAATCAATATCTGGCTGTTGTGTTACACGCTCATTGAAATCATCAAGAATAACAATTACAGATCCATCTTCACTAGTAAGAGATCTAATTACTTTTTCAAGATTAAAGGAAGCTTTATATTCCTTCTCAGCTATTGTAGCTGTGTAAATAAATTGGTTTTTCATATTAATGGTTTTTATTTATTAATTTTTATTTCATCTAAGATTTGATTGTACATAATCAATGGCATATTACCAGATTGTCTATGTACTTCTTTACCATCTTTTAAGAACACAAGTGTTGGTACACTTCTAATTCCATACTTTCTTGAAGTTTCTTGATCTTTTTCAATATCGATGTTTGTAATACCTTCAACACCTTCTAATGTTTGAGCTAACACTCTACATGGACCGCACCATGATGCACTGAATTTTAATACCTCTATGTTCATAAGTTGTATTTAAGTTTTAATTGTTCACGTCTTTTGTTAACCTCCTCATACTTATACATGTCGTTCTCAACATTAGAATGCTCCTCAAGTGTCAAAAGTATGATATTTTCTTCATCTAAACAAGCTTCAGGATATTTTTCTTTAGGAAGTATATGATGGAAGTATGTGGACATAGGCTCTTTACCTAGATAAACACCACTCACTTCTGAATGGTGCTTTCTCTTTTTCCATACATCAAGAAACATTTCTCTCATTTGATGGGATTTTCCATCACTAACCTTCTTTTTAGCAGTTAGTGATGGTTTATTCCCACGTTGTAGTTGTGTTCTTGGTTTATGCTGAAAGCAATACTCTCCTTCGCAATTATTATTGCATTTTTTACATTTATTCATATCTCCATATATATCCTTTATATGATTTTTCTTTTCTACTTTTAGAACAAACAGATCCTATACCTCCTTGAGATATATTTAAAGTTTTTGCAGCTTCTGATATAGAATTCCATGTTTTTATATAAACATTATCTTTTGTTAACTGTTGAACTTTTCTTTTATTATTTCCTCCAAGATTGTTATCTTTATTGAATTTAGACATTTTGTCTTTAAACTCTTGAGTTTTTCTTGGTAAAATTCTTCCTAAACTTTTTAAACCTATTTTTATCTTATCCTCTTCTGTAAATACATAACCTACAACACCATCACCACCATCTGTCATGTTACAAAGTAAATTTCTACCATATAAACTTATAAATTCTTTTTCTTTTTCAAAAGCTTCATCGGCTGTTAAATCATCTAATATGATTTCTACTTCATATTTTGATATTTCTGTAATTCTTTTCCAATGAATATTTCTATTTCTAGAAGAAAAAGCTCTTTTATAATTATCAGGTTTATTCAACCCTCCTACACCTATGTAAAAGGGTTGATTTTTATCCTGTCTAATATGTCTATATAAATATGCCATAATGTTGAATAATCGCTATCAGAATTTCTTCCACATGTTTTACAAACTGGCACCTGTATTTAAAGCACTTGTTAATGAATAAGTGTTTGCTACATGGTTAGTTGTAAATGTAGTGTCAAAAGGATTATTATTTATTGTAGGTGTATGTGGTAACCCTCTAAAATTACTACCTAATGTTTTTGGTCTAGGAAATACTCCACCATTGCTAGGTTTACTAGCTGACCAAGATGGAGCTACTAAAAATTTCTGACCAAGATTTGTACATTGTCTGGATCCTCAGCAAACTCTTCAGGAATCTCTCTTGTAATTTTGAATACAAGATCTTTCTCTGATTTAGCTAATGCTGTTTTAGGCTCTACAATGATTTGAGAATCTTGATAGTTACCTTCTTTGTCATACTTGTGCAGGATCACTGCATACTGAAATAAATTTTTCATGAGTTTTGGTTTTAATTATTATTATTTATTTATCTTTTACAAACTGTCCATCTACCATCTTACCTGTACGTTGAGCAATTACATTGTATGCACTTTCTAAACAATCTACAAGTTTTAATCCTTGCATTTCTGCTTGGATGATAATGGTTACTAGGATGTCTCCTAAAGCATCAATTACTTCTTCTTTGTTGTCTGTATCGATTGCATCAATAAGTTCTTGCACTTCTTCTTCTGTTTTACCAGCTTGTGCTCTTGGTGTTCCATTATCTAGGATACCTTTCTGATGTGCCCATGTTATAACAAGGGCTTCTAATTCATTGTAACTTTTCATATGTTTATTTGTATTTTACGTGTTTCACATCCCATTTTGTGTACTCCAGCTGCTTGATTACAGTAGGCACACTTCTCTGTAACAATCTTGTACCCTGTATCAATACGCTTGAAGTCCTTCACTACATACTTCTTGAACCCAAAGCTGTCCATTGGCATACCTCTAGTAATATAGGGCCCACCACTTGGATCAATCATCTCAATCTCATCAGTCAGTGTGTCAACCATCTTAACATACTCAGGGTAATGATAATTATTTGTCTCATCATCCCATTCGTGAACTGCTTTTTTAAATTCTTCTAATGACATTGGTTTTTCTACATCATTACAATAAGCTTCATATGCTCTTGTGTAATCATTAGGCATACCAAATCTGCAATATTTAAAATTTCCTTGCCATAATATGTCTTGATGTTCATCTTCTGTAAAGGTGAACATATCACCATATCTATTCTTATATTCTCTCATATAACTCCAGATTTAATTAATATTTCTTCTACTTTTTCTATTAGATCTTCTATAGTACCTGAGTTGTCAATATGATAATTAAACTCAACATCATCTAAAGATGTTTCACTTGGATGCAAGTCTTCTACTTTTGGTGTGTGAATACCTGTTCTGCTTACTCTAATAGTAATACCACCTTTCTCTACAACAGCTTCTAATTCATTAGGAAATCTCATGTCTGTAATAATCCAGTTAGGATATGCTTTATGATTTACATATTCTATATCTGGATGTTGTGTATAAGACATTTTATAATCAGCAAATAAAGCATTAACCCATACATTTGTATGTAATCCATCACGCATTGCTTCTGTACCAAGTTTTTGGAGAAGTTCTCTTACGCTCATTAGATGATTAAACTGAACATCTTCAAATACAGGAACTGCATTAAGTGGATTAGATCTTACAGTTCCCCATTCAGATCCAAGATGTGACTTCTTGAATTCTTGGTCTTCAAAATCCTCTATATCAATCCCAGTAAGAAGAGACGCTATTTGTTTTAGCTTCCCTGCAAACTTTTTAATTTCCCAGTTACTATAAACATTTACAACACCGTCTAATTCTTCTAAAGAAACATATTGCATATCTTTAGGTAAGTTTTTATTTGCAACTAAAAATTGAATAATCTTACCAACAGTGTCCTTCCCAGAACCTATTTTTCCATTTATTCCTATTATCATAATCCTTCTTCATCAAATAAACCATGGTTAGAACATGGAGCTGCAGGTAAAACTACATCTTCCTCCACTTCTATTTCCTCTACAGGAAGATCAGCTTCGTTAATCTTAGCTATAATCTTCTCTCTTAGTTCATCATAGAACTCTGGATTGTCTACAACCAACTGTTTGAATTCCTCTAAGTCATACTTAGTTCCATCTACAGTCATAGTCTTACCATACTTACGTCCTAGTTCAAACTCATTAAGAAGACTCATCATCTCATCAAGTTTGTCTATACCCACTCCATACACTATTTCAAACTCTGATTTTCTATAAGGTGGAGACATCTTGTTCTTGATAGCTTTCAGCTTAGTAATGTTACCATAGTTTACATCACCATCTTTAGCAAGAGTTCTAGACACTTCTATACGAACATCTGCATAAAACTTTAATGCATGCCCACCTTGAGTTGTTGTAGGATTACCAAACATAACACCAATCTTCTCTCTATATTGAGATATTACAATAACACATGTGTTATGTTGTGATAGAGCACCTTTTAATTTTGGATAAGCATTACTGTTTAATAAAGCTTTTCTACCAATTGTAGAGTCTCCCACATCACCATCTAACATCTTTTTAGGAATCAATGATGAGTCACTATCAATGATTACAAGATCAATCTCTCCTGTATTAATCATTTCCATAGCAATATTAAATCCTTCTTCACCACATGATGGTTGAGCAATCAACATTTTAGTTGTGTCCACTCCTAGTTTTTTGAAATAGTTCTTGTCAACAGCATGTTCACCATCTATATATAGAACATTACCACCAGCTTTCTGACACTCTGCTGCAGCATGTCCACATATTGTAGATTTACCTGTACCTTCCCAGCCCATTAATTCATATAATTTTCCTTTAACAAATCCTCCTACACCAAGAGTGATGTGATCAAAACCAATACTCCCTGTACTGATGACATCATAATTTCCTCCTGTTTTAGAATCTAATGCTAATATTGAACCAACACCATATGTTTTGTTCAATTTGTCCATTGCTTCTTGAAACTTATTGTTAGTTTCTTTTGCTTTTACTGTTTTTGCCATTTTTAATTGTTTTAATTATTCTTTAAATATACTAATTTTTTTCGTTATTTTCTACTGTTATTGGGTTAAAAAATCCCTAATAAAAATTAATTCATTAGGGATTTTCAACAATTAAAAAACAGAACAGAAATTATTTTTTCAACTCAGCGTTATTTTTTATTTTATTTGTATATGGACAATGTCTACAATGTTCTATTCCACAACAACTTCCTCTTTCTTTGAGGTATTTCTCGGTAAAATAGACTCTACCATCTTCTAAATAGTAGTCTACGTGCTCTATATAATCTTTATTTCCCATTATGTTTTTAAATTTCATATTGCAATATATAAATTTATTGTTTATTAATTTTAGATGGAACAATTATTTCTCCATCATTAAATAAATTTAACACAGGAGAATATTCTATGCTAAATAATTCTGCTACATCATTGGGAGATAAAGATGGATAACGTTCTTTATATTCAATTATAAGAAGTTTAGTTTTTAAAGATATTCTAGGTCTTTCTCCCATTGAATTGTTTTATAAGTTCTCTCTCATCTTCGAATATATATCTATATTTAATATCTTTATATTCTTCCATAATGTATGGGTTCTGTAATTTTCTCCAGAAATTCTTATCATCTTTAGTTTCTACTGCTAGAATAATATGATTATCTGTATAACCACAAACATGTCCTTGATACTTTTCATGTATCACTAACATATCTTTATACTGATTGAATAGGCGTTCCATCTTTACTTAAGTTTAAACTTTTTAATCTATGTTCTATTTCAAATTCCACTTTAAGAATGAAGTTAATTTTCTCTTCAAGTTCTTGATCAATAATTCTACCTACAAAAGGCATTAGATCATAAAGATTTGTATACACTCTAGCCATTCCATATTTAGTTTTAATTTGACTAAATTGAAATCCTGGAATCTTTATAAGATCATTAAAAATTTGATCTACATAAGCAATTACAGAAGGTTCACTGATATCCATTCCATAATGACCTTCTTCAATATATTCTTTGTATTTCTCGTTAAATTCTTTTATTGTTCTCATTTGTTTTTAAAATTGTAGGGAGACAAATATAATTCATCTCCCTGATTATTCCTAATTATTCTTCTACTATTTCCTCATCTACCACTTCTATTTCTTTAATATCAGGGGTTAGTTTGTTTTCTAAGATTTCAAAAGCAGCCTCTACAGCAAAATGTTCAGCTTCTTTTCTTGTCTTCCAAGAATTCTTTGTTGGCTGTCTACCAATTATAACTGTAAATTCTTTACTAGGATATAATAAAGTTTCTATTACTATACCATTCTCATCGAACACATCAAATAGTATTCTGACATTTACATCAATCAACTTAGCTACTTTATCATCTTCTACTCCTTGTTCAAGCATAAACTGTTTGAATTCTTCAGGAACATTTTCATCTTTAAATGATTCTAACATTGATTTCATAAACCAATCTTTAATTACTTTTGCAGCTAAAGGGTGTTTTTTTAAAAGCGTTATTCCATCCATAATTATTTAATTTTATTATTTAATTCCATTCCTGCTAATGCCCACCATTCTCTTTCATAATCAAACTCAGTTAATGGTTCTTCAGTTTTACACGCATTATATTTAATGTCATACATTAAACTAACTAGTTTACAGAATTCAGCAGCTTTTTCACTACCTACTTCCTCTACAATAACTTCTAATACTTCTCTATTACACATTGTTCTTTTATTTTATTAAGATTTAATATTTCATTTTGTTCATCCCATCCTTCCCAAACTTCAAAATCTTTTCCAATTACAGAATTAAAATCTATTCCTAATTTTTCTTCCCAGAAATTTATTAAATCTTCATTTTTATTAAAAATTCTATATTGTAAAGATATTTCATCTTTATGTAATCCATTTCTAGTAATTTTAACTACTTTTGGAAAAAGCTTTTGAAATTCAATAGATGTCTTGGAATACCTACCTTGTTTAATAAGATTAAAATCTTTTTTATACTTATCATTAAGTTGATATACCACTACAACATATCCATCTTCATAATCATAATCTTCAATCACTGCTTTTGTTCTCTCATATTCACCATCTAAGAATTCTCTAAACTTATCAAGGTTGTCAGGTTTGAATAATAGATAGATTGATTCTTTATATTGATCTTCTCTTCTTGCATCTTTAACATATGCATTGATAAATCCATTTCCTTTAAGAGCATCTTTAGGTACCTTGAGAGTGGGCACCATAAAAATGCTAGTTATATTCTTTTTAATCTCCATATCATCCTTTGATATTAACAATTCCGTTAGATAAATAATTTTTGTGGCTTATATTCCATGTATTTGAAGATACACACCATTTCAATGCAGCAATCAAATCTCCTACACCAGGATAAGTTTTTCCTTTGTGTACAAACCCTTTGTATGCATCCATCATATCATTCATATCAAGAGTGTATATAAGAGGTTGATAATAGTTTGTGCTATCACATACAATAAATTGTAAATATTTTACTGTATATCCATAACATTCACTAGTTGGATCATTTGCCATATGTAACATAGCGTGATAATATAAATAAGCTTGGATGTAGGCTCTTCTATATAAATAATATTCTTCGTAAAAATTTTCCACATTCCAAGTACACTTAAGATCGTATGGTTGAATAGTCTTTTCTTTGTGGTCTATTACTACTTTATCTAATAATGATTTAAATTCGTGATCATCTATAGTATACCCTTCAATAGGCATTTGATTTATTACTTGGTATCTGGAACTATTAATTAAATTTACAATAGGAGCTGTTGTACTGTTGATTCTAAGTTGTTCTACAATTTTTTCAGCAATTGATATTTCCATTGTATTTACCACTGTTAAATTCTTACTTCTAACAGTGCGTATTTCATTATAGTATATCTCAGCATCACTTCCTACAAACTTAGTTACTACAGCTTCATATTTAATCTTAAATCCTGAATCTTTATATGCATCTTGTAATATATCTGTAAACACTCTAGTAATTACACCAAATTCATCTGTAGCATCTCTTGTATGTCTATACAATGCTTCTACAAAATCTAACATAAGTCCTGTAGGTGTAGAAGCACAAGATGACATATAAAACTTATCATCAAATAGATGAGGTTCCATAAGTAGGGTTTCAACTATTCTACCCATATTAGCTGCTGAGCTATCTTTGTCTTCTACCTTCTCTCCAAGAAAATATTTTTTGTAATACTTCTTTCTATCTGTAGAGAAATCTTTTAGGCTACTGGATGAATCCATCACCACTGCTCTGTATTGAGCTTCTGTTTTTGCTGTTCCTTTTATCATGTTACTTGTAGATTAATGTTGCACTATATTTATAAATCTCTTTTGAATGAGGCACATGCACTAAACTAAATGATATAACAGTTTTGACTATCTTATCATCTATCAATTGTTGTAACTCTCTATTTATATTGAAGAGTTTTTCATCTTCCCATATCCATGTTTTCATAATAATTGTTGTCTTATTTCAAGTTGTTTTCTTACTTCATCCCATTCATGAATGTTATTATTAACCTCTTCATAGTCTTCTAAAACTATTAATACATGCTCTGCTAAATAAAGAGCATTGAAAACTCCTAAGTTTTCTACTAATTCTTCTACTTTCTCTTCTGGTGTCATAATGTTTGTTTAAATGCTTCTATAATTTGAGGATACAATGCTCTCACCTCTCTTGGTACTCTTGAGAAAAACCATCGGATTTCAATTTCATAATGATGTCCATTGACATCCAATCCTTGCGGATGTACTAACCAGAAATGATGATATTTTCCTTCATGTTCAACGTGTCCTTCATGAAAAATTTCATGAAATGCAGGTTCTTTATTAATTGTTATTGCGTTTTTCATAAGTTAAGTTTTTTTAAATCTTCATCAATTCTTTTTAAAAATGATTCTTCACCATCATCTCCTGATAGTAACCAATCCATTCTCTGTATATAAACTTGAGCTATTCTAACAGCTTCTGCAGCTTTCTTAAACTGTTCAATCACTTGTTCGTTGTATTCATAATGATTCAGATCTTCTGGATATTTTTTATACCAGTCAGGATCATACCAACTTTCTTTTAGTTCTTCTTCAGTTTTAGGTTTGCCATTCTGTTCAACTAGCTTATCTATATCCTCTGCTATATCAGTAAATCTATACTGTATATACTCCCAATGTCCTCCACTCATAATTAGTTTAATTTAATTCTATAACTCCATCTTGATGCAGCCATATAGGTTTCAAAATAGCAATCTTGCCAATAGTATATCACTTTATTTTCTATTCGATCATATAATGGTTTTTTTGTAATTTTAACCATGGTCCATCTACTTATAAGATTTTTTATCATAATGTCTTCTTTTTAGATTGTTTCTCTTTAAGTGTCTTTTTATCATGACACGTTGTACATAACACTTGTAAATTATCTTGTTCACAGAATAAACGTTCTACAAATAAAGGTAAGTCTTGTGCACAGTTTAAACTTCCTGCAGGAATTATGTGGTCAACGTTGATTTGTTTTTCTGGATGCCACTTCTTACATTTCTTACATTGATATTCATACTTCTGACGTTTACCAGGTCCAGTATAATCTCTTCGTGCATTTAATTTACATATTGATATGGGCTTCCACCATCTACTCTTTTGTCTCAAAGCACTTCTTATGAAACTCCAAAAGGCTGCTTCACTCATTGTACCACTGCATCTTGTCTTTGGGACTAACATTCTCTTTGCCATATTCTTATAATTAAGTTATGCCACAAATATAATAAAATATTTATGGCATAACTATATTAATTATTACTTAATTGTAACCACTCTGTCTTTTATTTTAGTTTTCATCTCACTAAGATTGGCAACAATCATGTTAATTTCTGAAGCTGATATAGCTGGTATGTTAAACTCATACTTCATAGCTTCAGTAGCAAAACCATCTTTGGCTTTTTGAGCAAGAGATTCTAGTTCACGAATAGCATATTGTTCATCTAGTTGTAATGTATCAAACATCCCATCATGAAGAATTTGTGTAGCTTCTTCTCTTGGTACAGTCATAATTGGAAGATATTCGTAACATCTACCTTTGTGTGTACCAATACCAACCACCTTCATAGGATTGATAAGAACAATAACAGATTGATCACCACATCCTACATAGTGAATCTGATCTGCAGTGAAATGTCATTTTGTTATCGTAAAGGCTTTTTATCCTCTACCTCTGGGAGTTTCCTCCTTATCCATCTAGTCTTTGGAATATTCTGATTTATTCATCAGACAGCTCAGCATATATTTTCACCCCTTAGGGGTGTTGGACACTCGTGGTGGTTTATATTCTTATTTCTAAGTTTCACCCACTATGCGTTACACTGACATAGATTTTTTACTTTCTATGTTTAGCACGGTATTAGCATAATAATTTTTGTATTTGGAATACTTTCTATCAATTTTTATATTTGAATCTTTGTAAAGATAATCAAAGAACAAAATTCTATCTTTGTGTGTTGTTATTCTTAAAGTAAACATATCTTTTCTGTTTTTTTTATTTCTAACTTCTGTATAAAGCTTAGAAGAAATATTTTCTTCATTTAATATTTCAGAAACTTCTTCTAAAAAACTTTTACATATTCCACAAATGTAAACTTGAACTTGATTTGGTCTAGAACTTCTTTTAGAAATAGAACCATCTCCATCAAAATAACCTCTAATAAAATGCCTTACTAAATTTTTATCTATTTTTGGTATAGATAATTCTTTGTAAGTTTTATTCTTAGAGATTCCTAATTCATTTAATCTTGATATAATTTGAATAGAACTAACATTAAATCCAACCATTTTTGTACTTTTTCTATAAGATGATTTTATTCCCATAACTGAACATATTTTCTCAATTACTTCTTTATCACTATCTTTTATAAAAATACCAAATTTTTCATAAATATAACCTCTTGTATTAGATTCATTTATATAACCATCACTCATCATTAACCCTAAGAAATAAGCTTTCTCTTCTGTATCAATTACATCTAAAAAAGTATCTATTGGTTTATTTTTTCTTCTATCTTGAATCATTTTATTAGAAGAAATTTTTCTTCTATGTAGATAACCATAAATATAAGATTGTTTAATGTTATATAATTTAGCCAATTCAGGTATAGGTATACCTTTTTCTTGATTTAATTTAATTATTTCCTCATAAGGAATATTTGTTGTTCTAGCCATTTTTTTGTTATTTTAGGATTCCACCCAAAGATATAACAAAGTTTTTAATTTTCCAAATTTATTTTAAACTATTTTAGCCTTCACCGTTTTTGCCCAATTTATTACCTTGTAATTACTTACAGGGAGGCCACATATTTTAGCCCAGCTGCAGCACAATCTTGTGTACTCCAGTTACATTCTTCCATAGGCATACTAGTCACTTGTCCAATACGGATATCAAATGTTTTAGTCCAGTCATCTGTAAATCTGTTTTCTTCTCTATTAGGAAGATCAAGATAAAGTTCTACTAAATTACCAATCTTTTGACCATGGTCTACAGGAACTGTAATTGTATATTCATATTCTTCCACTTCTCCTGTTCCATTACAGTTTTCACATTCTTCAGTCCATTCCTCATCCCATTCATCATAAAATTGACCTTCGCCCTCACATTCTGGACATGTTGTAGATGTAAAAGTTTCTTCTTTGAACAATTTATCATCATGTACAAGTTTGTATTCACCATTCTCTAAGAACACTGTATACTCATTTGGATTTTTCTTCCATACAGCTTTCACTTTATTATAAGTGTTACTTACAAAGTGTACAAGCTCAGGACTTCCATGTAACGTTACAACATTACGAAGAGCTACAAAGAATCCTTGTTTAGTAATCTTAAAAGAATTTTCTGTTAAGAATCTGTATAGCTCATGTGCCACTTCAGCTCTTGGGTTTAAACAACACCACATAAAGAAGTTCTTATGTGCTACATACTCATCATCATTGTTCAACATGTTTTGTAACTGTTCTAATCCACATTCTAAATCAGTATTGTGTACTCTATATACTATCTCAATAAATTTTTCTACAAGTAGTTGAGGCATACTTCTAGATGTACCTTTTAAATATACAGTGTTTCCTTCTACTAAAAAATCATCAACTAATGATAATCTATCAATTCCTTGTTGTAATGCTCTAATTCTATCAGCTTCAGCTTTTGCTTTAGCTACATCAGCCATCACTTCTGCAGAAGACATGATAGCTAATATCTCTTCTACACATGTAGCATTTGCTACAGCATGGAAATGATCTTCACATGCATTAGGTTTGCTAAGAATAGCACCATCGTTTAACACCACTGTAAGTGTGTCATTTACCATCTTCATACTGAAGAATTGTCTTTGAGGTTTTCCTGTACATTTTTGGTCAACTGGAACATCTTGTTCCATAAGACTATCTAACTTGTTTGCAACCACTCTGTCGATTGAGTTCTCTACTTTGCTCTTGAACCAATCAAGGCTTAAAAATTTGTTTTCCATTTTTATTAATTTATTTAATTGTTTACACTTGTTAAAACTTGAGGACGCAATATGCGACCTCAAGTTGATTTAATTTACTAATTCTTCTATTGTTTCTTGTGATAACACTTCTTCATTAAGTCTAATGTTGTAGTGCTTAAGATCCACTCTATATCTGTAATACTTAAATAGATCAGATAGTACATTTACAAGAGGATTTTTGTCATCATAATATCCTACACCTGTCATAAATGGATTCAAGAAAGGAAGCTTATCAAATATCTCTTGTAGCTCCATCACTTCTGGATAGATAGTCATGTCATACAACTTATGCTCTTCAGCCACTGCTAACATAGACTCTAAAAATTCTTTAGCTGGTCCACTACCTCCTGAATAACCAGGTAGGTAATAATTATCAGATGCATACTTAGACAGCAAATGTAATTTATTTTTTAAAGGTGTAGATGTAAATCCTACTTGAAGTGATCTATCAAATGTAGCTCTATACTTCTCTATCATTTTTTTAATTAGATAAGCTGTAGCCATACGTTTGAATGGTTTGTTTTTTCCTTCCATAAATTGTTCTAATGACATTAAGTTGTGTATTTCTGAATCTTTGATAATAGATAATTCTCTCTGAGAGAATGTAATTACCTTCACCTTTTGCTTTTGTATACAACCAAATAAAGCATCAAGCTTCATATAGTCGTCATGATGTGCATACACCTTCAAATTTTTATCAGATTCTAAACTTTCCAACTTGTATATTGTAGGAACGAATTTACAACATCTACCATCACTCCATTTCTGAAGATCAGCAGCTTCTTTACCATTGATTTCTCCTTTAAGTTTTTGTCTTCTGACACCAGGAATACCTGTTCCATTAATTGTAGGTTTAATTTTTTTTCTACTATCAATAAAATATTGAGGTACAACTAACTCATCAAGATTAATAAAGTTTGCACTAATCAAAGATATTATATGTTGATATTCTTTAATGACATCCCTCCATTGTTCTTTTGGATAGTTCTTAAGTTCTAATAAATGATAATATGTATTAACATCATACTTAGCAGGAATACCTAATGCCATATGTTTAGCTGGCTTAACAAAGAAATTGTTATCACTCTCTTTACATGTAGCTCTTAGATAATCCTTTTTAATACCAGGAATTCTATCTTCATAAACATATACATTAGCATTACCATTACATATAGATTCAATATTATATCCATATACATAATGTTTTTCCATATCATTCATTCTTTTATATTTCAAAGAATATTTACATTTAAAAGTGTTAGGTAATAAATATTGTTTAGTTCTTTTATAAAAACTTGGAAAATCAATAAGTTTAATTCCATCTAATTGAGGAATAACTGGTTGAATAGTAGCAAATGTTACAAATGGATCAATTCTTTGCTTCATCCCATTTTCCATAGTTAAGAAATATCCATTTTTTTCAAGATAATTAACAACAGATTTAATATCACCACCTGTTTCAATGTTTTCATTATACTTGCTAATAAAATAATTTGCTACATCTGTAAGTTTTTGTTTTATAATTTCTTTTGCCTCTTGTGTATAGCGAATGCTTTCTCTATTTGGTGTAGGATAAAGTTTATCACTTAATGAAAATCTAAGAGCAATAGGAAATTCAATCCTACTCATACCTAATTTATCAAAATCAAGAGGATAGTAAACATTGTCTAGACAAATGTGTAAATTTTTATCTGTAGACATTTCAGAAAATTGAAAGTGCTTATGTCTGCTAATCATGAATTCATTAGTGATGGATGAATCTTCTGGTACATCAAAATACACACTTTCAAAATAACACAATTGTTCTTTGATTTTTTTCATAAAATTCCATTTATCACTATATTTTACAGGAATAATAATTTTTACACCATTTCTTTCTGTTGTTTCTTTTTCATATAAAAGATCAATAGTGTTAGTATCTTCTCCTTCATACATCATATACTTACGTTCCATTCCATCTTTTCTACATACGAAATAGAAACTAGAGCTGTATGCAAGAGGTGCCTTAAATCCGAGTCCCATCATACCTAACTCATTGTTACTCAGACGCTTAGTACTTTTACCATATTTACTAATAATGTTTTTTACATCATCAGCATCTAATCCTGTACCAAAATCTTCTACACAAAACTCATAATTGTTATAAGAGGAAGATTTAAATGATACAACAATTGGTTCATCAACACCAGCTCTTCTATGACTGTCTAATGCATTAGATGCACATTCTCTAATAGCAGAACCTATATCATCAGAATATAAATTCTTACTTAACATCTGCATCAATATCTGTGCACTATCTAAGTCTAGTGACATTCCAATTGATTCCTGTGCTTGTCCATCAACTAGGACATTTGCTTCTTTCTGTTTTTCTAAAATCATCTTGCTTTAATTTAAATTGTTTCTCTTTTTACTAACCAAATTTGTCTACCACTAAGATCTTGAGAGATTCTCATGTTATGATCTTCTGGTGTAACTATCCAAACCTTTTCTATTCTTGTGTAAGTGTTACCATTATATCCTGTATAAGTGTTTGTAATAACATCTTGTCTTGTAGAACATCTTACATTTGCATACATAGGTTGACCTGTATGCCAGTGCTTTTTGGTTTTACTCATTGTAGGTGGTGTTAACACCTTTAAATATTTGAAGTATGACTGACAAGATATCATTATCTCATCACCTACTTGTAAATCTTGAATTTCAATTAATTTATTTTCCATGTTTTCTAATTTTAAAAGGGCAAGTCAACATCTAACCATTGAACACTAAACCCATTGTTTTCTTCTAATAATGTATTCACCTTTGTAAACACACCTTCTGTGTCCCATTCAACTCCCTTATAACTTGCAGATGCTGGATGAGAGACCTCAAACACATGTGTAAATATACCTGTGTATTTTTTGTATCTCGCAGCATCCTTCCCAAGAAAGACAATTGGTACACCTAAGTGGTTTATAATTTCCTCAAAAAGATATTTTACAAGTGGTTCCCATATTTCCATATGACTTCCTGCTTTGTCTTTCTCTGTAGTTAATGCTGCATTGAACATTAGCACTCCCTGATGAGCTAAGAAGCTTACATCTGGGTTCTCTATAATGTTTAAGTTTAATCCATCATAGAATTCCTTCTCCATAGCTCTATAGAATTGATCTAAGGAAGGTTGAACTTGTTCTGTTATAGAACATCCAAACAAAAGTCCATCTGCCACTGGAGCATCATTCTTAAATGTGTGATAGGGGCACATACCCACTAGCACCACTTTAAGTTCATCTAATGGTGTCTCTAAGAAACATCTCCAAACATGCATAGAGATGGGAGCAACCTTCTTGCCTCTCTTACTCTCTGCTTTTAGGAATGCATAAATCTTATCACACTCTTCACTCTCTATGAATGGCTTGATTCTGTCATGCCAACTAGGGTGAAATTTGTCTTTAAATGATTCCCATTTCATAATGACAATGATATTTTTCTATGAAAGAACTTAGTCAATATAGATTCTAAGTTTTCAATACTTATACATTGAACCTCATCACCATTAGTTGTTTCTAACCATTCAATTTGTTCCATGATGTTTTCTTCTAGTATCTCTAGATGTTTGTCTTCTACTTTTATAAAATCAGCCATAATTAATAATTTAAAATTCCTGAATCTCTAATTTTCTCGTATAGCTCTGTCTTCTGTACAGGAAACAAAGCTGTTTCTTCTATAAACTCCTTGAGATATTCTTTTCTATTAGATATGTCCAATATGTTCTCCATTCCAAGAGCTTTCTCCACTCTACTTGATAATTCATGTATCACTGTAGCTCCTTTCTTGTAATGATCTTCCTCATCTTCATCTGCAGGTTTAATCAACTTGCTTACATATTGTTCTAGATGTGGGAGAGCTGTTCGAACAGAGTTCTTAGCTCTTTGTACAAACAGACCATTTTCGTCCATTGTCTCAAACCTTTCTAATAATGCACTAGCTAGTACAAGACTCTCTATTACAACATCACTTAGTTCTTCTGATGTTAATTTCATATTACTTCTTTTAATGTTAATTCATATTTCTTTCCATCTGAAGTTTCTATAACACCCTCGTGGTCTATATACTTTACTGTTTTATACACTTCAGTAAAATGAATATTGAGTGATTTAGATATAGCTAATCTAAACCAATGTCCAGCTGTGCTATTTAATTTCCAACTATTCATATTAGTTCTTTTTTTATTAAATATTTTTCTATAACTTTTAATCCATGTGTTTTGGCAAGGTCTGCCCAATCTTTCAAGCCTTCTCCTAAATAAATCTTTGGCACATTGCAATACTCAAAACCAAACTTTTCAGTTATCAATTGAGAATTCTTCACACCAACCTCATCTGAATCAAACGAAAGAATTTGTCTGTCTGAGTTGTCTTTTAGATATTCAACGTTCTCTTCAGAGAAACATCCCATTCCTTCATTCTGAACAGCACAACAACAAGGATATATTTTTTTCATCACCATGTAATCCTTCTTACTCTTATTAATGAATGCTACATCACAATCTTTGATGTCAGCTAATCCATCCATCATAGTAATAGGTACATTATTAGGCATCCACTTATTCTTCTTGTCAGCAAATGGTCTGTAGATTTTCCAATGTCCTTCATATAGGTAACCAAATCTTAATTCTGTATCCTTTAAAGGAAACTTTTTCTTATTAAGATATAATGTATCTATTGAATATACATTATTAGCTCTCAAATCATCTATGTCTTGATAATACTCATTCCAATAAGCTAGTTCTTCATGTGTAAATTTTCTTGTCTTTACTTGAATAAAATACTCACGTTTAGATGTGGCTGTTGGTTGTGTATAATTAGAAACAATCCTCTCATATTTTTTTGTAGAAGACCCTGTGACAATTCCTAAATCAAAATCTCTATCAATCATTAATAAAGTCTCACTTAATGATATATTAAATAGCATCATAACGAAATCAAAACATCCACCTTTTCTGCTGGAATCTCCAAAATCACAAAATCTCAATGCTCCTCCTCTATATCCTATAATGAATGATGGATTCTTTTCGTTTCTAAAGGGAGAATAAGTGACAACATTAATTTTCCAGTTCTGATGTGGCATATACATTTTGTAAATATCATAATCAGATATTTTTTCTAGTATGCTATCAGTTGTTAATTTTACTTTCTTTCTTCCTTGTATCATATAGCTTTAAAATAAAAAAACCTCTACCATTTCTGATAGAGGTTTTTACTAACAATTAATTTAATTAATAATCATCTCCATCCTCAGAAATATATGAGTCAGATGCAACTAAATTATCATCTGGATTATAATCCTGAATATCTTTAAGAACATAAAAATCTTTACATCCATATTCACCTATAACATTCACTACAAATTTTTCATGAGCTTTTAAATCTTTAGGTTTTTTATTCTTAAGACTTTCTTGTATTTTTTTGTTTCCATAATCAACAAGTCTAAATTGTTTTAATGCATAACCACCTAAGAAAGCTTTATTATAAATTCCTTGATATTCTTTAGATTCTCCATCTTTATCTTTAACTATAACAGTTGCTAAAGCTACAATAGATTTAGACCATTCTCCATCAATTTGATCTTTAATGTCTTTTACATTACCTCTCATTAACTTTTTCCATTCTAATTGTAAAACAGTTTCTGAATCACGATAGTCAAGATCAGCTAACCATATACGCATAAAGTTGTAAAGATCTTCTTCTCCAACATATGCTACACGATAATCTCTTCCTTTAGTGAACCATTCAGCAAGATCATTCTCATCAGCTGCCCAAGTACACATACCAATAGAATTGATGTATTGTTTTTTAGTACCATCTTTGTTTTCTCTTTCTTTATCTTCTAAGAAAAAACTAACTTTGTATTTATCTTGATTTTTCACTTCTTCTAACCAGAAATCAAGACGTACATAATTGTTACCGTCTCTAGTTTCACCTAAATATTCAACAGCTTTACTGTCTTCTTTAAGTTCCATTCCAAGTTTGTCTTTAAACTCTTCTAATGATGGATTTATAGCTACAACAGTAGCTTCAAATAAACCTATTTTTTTTCCAAAATCTCCACCACCTGTGTTTTCTCTCTTTTTTCCTCCAATGTTCATAATTTTAATTTAATTTAGTTATAATATTCATTTAATGTTTCAACTACTAATTGTAAGTTGTTTGGTATTTTTGTTTCTGCAAACATTCCATCTGGACTTTTTGCTGGAATCTTTTTGTAACGATTTGTTACAAATTCATAATTCACAGTTCCATCTTTATTCTCTTCTACATTAGTGTATAACACCACTGTAAATAATCCTTCAAGGTTTATTTGAGAATCTATAAGTTTGCCAGAAGTCTTCATCTTGTATCCAATAATCTCTCCACTATCTTCGATAGTATCTGGATGAGAAAAGTAGAATACAGTTAAATCATCTCTTAACTGTCTAGCAGTTTTAATCATTGTAACAGTGTCTTTTGCCATGAGACTAAATTTCTCATAACCTTTTTCAGTTGCTTTATCAAGCATTGTGAATCCCATTACATAATTACTGTCCTCAAGAATCACTTGTTTAATGTGAGGAGCTTTGTCTGAAATAGTTTTTAACAAACGAGAAATCTCGTTAGCATCATCTATCTCTTTGTAATTTTTGTTTTCTGTGTTGTAAAGTTTTTCACTTCCTTTGAAAGGAAGCTCTTTCTTTGCAACGTTGATAATGTACGTTTCTTCTGGATTTAAGTGCTTAATGCTGGTTGATTTACCTGTACCTGTTGCACCAACAATCCCTACTAATTTACTTGCCATTGTTTTTACTTGCTTTAATTATTAATATTTAGTTTTAAAATATAAAGATACGAATAATTTTTTTAATTATACATATTTTATCTTAGTTTCATCAAAGAATTCTAACGCTTTCTTCAACCACTTCAGCTCTGTTGGTTCAGTGGTGCTGACAATATAGATGTGTGCTTTCTTATCAGGAGTGTTATACTCCATTGCCATACATCTATTTATCTTCTGTGCTAGATTCTCTGCATTGCTGTCAAAATAATTTATGATCACCTTGTCTAATGGTTTATACGTCACACCTGTATTACCAATCTTCACAACAGCAAGGTGATTACCTTTACCTTCAGCAAAATCCTCAAAGAGTTGTTTCTCAGTTGATTTACTGTGATAGGAAGGAATTCCTAGACTGTCAGCTATTTTGGTAACACCACAGAATACTAACACTCTCTCATCTTTATGTGCAGCCAAAAGTCGCTTTGTAGCATTACATTTGGCTAGGGATGATTGTATTAGTCTCATTCTAGCAAGACGCATAAACATTGTATCAGATCCACTGTTTTGTAGCTTATTGATCACCCAAGTGAGAGCTTCAAACTGTTTCTTTTCAGTTTTTTTCTTTCCTTTGTAATCTTGCATAACAGTGTTGTCCAATGGCACTCTAATCACATGGATCTCATAATCAACTATAACTCCCTCTTCAATTGCTTTTTCAATTGGATAGGTTGCTATTACATGAAGATTTAATTCTTCTTCAAGGGTTCTTTCTGTCCAACTGGATAATGTACCAGTGAGACCAAGAACCTGCTCATTTATACTGAACAGGTCCTTACATACTTCTATTTGAGCTTCACTCAAGAGATGTATCTCATCAATAATAACAACATCAAATTTTTCATCAGCATATTTCTTTAAAGATAGATGTGTGGTGTATGTGACAATGCTGTCATCAAACTCTAGTTCTTCAAAATCAGCCTGCCAAGATTCTTTAATTTTGTTATCTGGATAAGCAATAAGTATACTTTTAGGTTTAAGTTTATTTAAAGCATGTATACTAGTTCTGCATTTTCCAAACCTAGGAGCGAGCAATAGTATCCCATGTTTATTTTTAAGCCAAACCTTTGCAAATTCCTCTTGTCTGAGGTCTCTAATACTTTTACTCATGTTTTAAGTTTTTAATAAAGTCTTCAACATCTTTATCTGATAATCTAGCAACAAGGTTTCCATGTTCTAAATGATAAGGTATAAAATCAATTGCTTTTCTTAAATCTTCTTCAGTATACTTTTTTTCTTGTTTAATACTTAAAACTTTTTCTTTGTTAATAGATAATTCCATAGATCCTAATTGAGAACCTTTACCTAAAACTATTCCTTCTGGGGATGATTGAGCCATGACTTATTTTTTTTTAAACTTTAAATACTGTTTATTGTGTTCTTCTTCTAATTGAATAGAAGCAAATTCTTCCCAATGTTCAACTATTTTACGAGCAGAAGCTTTGTGAAGAGCTTCTAAAAAAGCAACACAATAATTTTCATCTAAAGCTTCAATGTATTCTTCTGCTATTTTATCATAATCAAGCATATTATATTCTTCACTTTCAAGCACAGCTTCTTCAAGAGTTTTATTTATTTTATGAAGAAATACATGAACATACATGTTATTTGATATTTTTACTGATTTCATAGTTATTATTTTTTATATTGATCAAACCATATTTCAGTTGCTGTAAAAGAAGAAAATACTCCAATAGATAAAAGTCTTTTTTGTATAATCTCCATAACTTCTTCGTTTGAAAACATAAAGTTTTTTTGACATTCTGCTCCTTTTAAAAATGAAGAAACAGAAATTATTCCTCCTTTAGGCTGATTAAACAACCTTTCTGCAATTTCTTTTAATGTTTCTTTTTCCATAATATTATTTGTTTTTAATTACCTTGGGCATAGATTTAATATTCCATGTTTTTTCTTTAACCATACATCAGCAAATTCTTTTTGCCTAACATCACGTATACTCATAATTACTTATTCAAATATACTTTGTAATCTCCTCTTTTACCTTTGTTAATTATGTTTTCAAAGGCTGTGATAAAATCTTGAGAGTTAGATAATTTAGGAACAATAATTAATCTTGACTTTAATCTATTTAATTGAGATTTTGTTAATTTATCATACACTGCTACAATTGCTCTAATAAATTTATTATCTTTATTATAACTAATTGTGTTACAATTTAAAATAAAATCTGTTATTTGTTCAGCATTTTCTCTAACTTTAAGAATATCTCCATTTTTAACATGCATAGATTTTACACCTGCACCAAATAAAAGAGTGATGGCAGAAGTAAGACTCAATTCATATTTCTCTTGAAATTTCAAAAGTTTTCTGTAACAATCAATATTTTGATTTGCATATGAATTAACATAATCTTCTAAAGACCAATTAGACTGTGTAGAATTCAATTGAATCATTTTGTCAAGATAATTTCCATCTAATATTTCAAATTCAACTTCAATATTAAGATCTTTAGCTGCTAAAAATCTATGTTGACCGTCAACAATTATCCATTCTTTTGTAATTAACACTGGTCTACCAGGAATAAATCCAAACTTCTTCATGGATTCTTTAATAGATAATACTGTTTTTGATTTAATCTCTCTGTTTTGTTTAGAGAACACGAATTTTGAATAATTTTTTGTTTTCATTTTTAATCATTTTTAATTGTTAATATTTATTTTCTTCTTCTTTTAATTATTGTTTTTGATTCTGTCATATCTAAAATTTCTGAAAGTGAAAGTTTAGACATTTGTGGTGGAAGTGTAGGCATAGATGACCAATAATTACCAGACATCCAACTCAAGTCATTAGTTTCTGTCACTACTGGTTCTTCAGGACCAAAATTACCAACATCTTCACCATTCAACAGCTTCTTAATATAATCAAGTTCTTCTGTAACATTTTCAGGTTTTTCTTTTATTGTTTCTTTCACTTTCTTCACCTTCTGATATCTTATTTTAGCTTGTTGTTGCTGTTGAAATCTATAGTTGTTTATTTTCTTTTTCATTATCTAAGGAAATATGATTTGTTAATAATAGCTTCATAATCAGCATCTGTGATGTCTTTCTTTCTTGGGAGCTCTTTGAACATACCAACTTGGCCTAGGAAACCCATACCAATTCTAATATCGTCTTCTCCATAAGAATTTTTAATCACCCTAAGACTTCTAAAATATTTAGCTCCATAAGAATCTACTAATTTGTCTAAGTTATATCCAGAAGGATCTGCTACTTTATATCTAATAGGATCAAACAGGCCCATAACAACATCAGCATCATTCTGTGTTGATGAACTATCTGCAAAATCCTCTAGCTGAGGTTCTACATCTCCATTCTTTATCCTAGTAGGATTGGATATACTTCTATTGAACTGACTAACAACAACAGGACTATGACCATAAAAGTCTCTAGCAAATCTGAGTTCATCACTCATTTTGTCTATAGCATCTTTCTTGGTTGGTTGGTCTTTAGTTGTCTTTAACAATCCAACATGGTCAATTACATCAAGAGTGATTTCATTTGGATCATCTGGAATATATATTTTATTCCATTCATCCATCTGTTCAATCTTTCCTTTTTGAAGAGCATAAGTTTTTAGTTCTTTAGCTATTCCAACAGGATTCTCTGGCCCATCAATAAGTGTAACCACTTCACACAACTCATTCATATAGTCTTTGTAATGTAAATATAGATCATGCTCATCTTTGTTCATCACTTCCTTCCAGCCTAATAGTTTACCTACAGGAATAAGAATTCCTTGGTCTACAAATATCTTTCTGGACATCCATTTAGCCATTTTATAGGCTCTACTTCTCTCCATAGATCTGTACCAAACCTTCACTTTAATTCCTGATGCTCTTCCTTCTTTGGATAAAGACCAATCAACAGGATTAAGAACAAATGCATCATCAATAAAACTAGTTTTACCTGAACCAGTGTTACCACCTATCAAATAATACATACTCTTACGAATACCTACATAGTTGGTGAGTCTATCAAAACCCATAGGGATTCCTTTATTCTTACCAGCTAAGCCTTTGTTCACTTCTGCATCTAATATGTCAAAACTCATAATAGCTCTATTTCTTTTTTAACTTCTTGCCAATAATCTAAAGATTCAAATACTCTTTCTTGTAATAAAACAGTTTCTATTTCTTCTACTGCTATTAATGCACATTGTTTGGCGTTATACCAAACAATAGATTGATAACTATTATGTAACATAAATTTATCTACTAATTCTTGTGCTTTTTGTTTTGGTGTCATATGTCTGTACCTCCTTTTGGTTTTTGTAGAGATTCTTTGATTTCCTCTCCTGAGTTAATTAATTCGATATATGACTCATACGCTCTTTGATTCAGATAGGTGACACTGTTTTGCATGAATGTCATTCTATTACTGCTAGTTTGTAAAGAAGATTCTTTTTTTTGTAAGATTTCATAATTCAAAGCAGCTATAAGCTGTTGAGCTGTATATTCTCCTTCGAGTATTATTTTATCAAACTTTAGTCTACATTCATCTTTACCTTTTCTAATAGCTCTGGTACCTGTAAACTTTTTACCCTTATATTCAAATGAATCAGTTCCTGGATAATTTTTCCACCACTCTTCAAAATCTGTAGTTGCAGGTTTTCTCTTTATCAGTTTACCTGTCATTTTAGCATCTAGGAATTCTAATAAATCTTTTCCTATTGTTGTAAGCTTTTCATCAGTTTCTGTTATTAAACCTTTTCTAATTAAAGACTGATAGATTGCAGATAATCTCATGCTGTCTTTACATAAAAGAGCAACATCATATTGCTCATCTATCAGTTTTAATAAATAAATAATGTCTAGGTTATAACTTTTCTTGATGAGCTCTTCGAACTTTTCTGGTGTTATATTGAGCTTCATTTGTTGTTATAGGTGTTAAAACTTTTATAATTGCAGGTAAACGTTTTTTACTTTCCTGCTCTTCCTCCCATTGTTGCCATGAAACTTCAATATCATGTTGTCTTTCTATGGCATATATGTGGTCATTGGGATATTCCCAATCTTCAAACCAACTCATTACTCAGTGGTTTTTCTTGGTCTACCAACTGGTCTTTTTTCAACTTGTGCATTATTTGCAATGGTTGATTTCTTTTTCTTGTTGTAATACCTTTTCTTCTTTCTCTTAGGAGCTAATGTTTCTTCAGTAGAAACAGGTGTTACGTCCTTTTTAGATAGATTTATAGAAGATGGTGTAGAAAGATCAACCACCTTTCTAGGTTCAAACTTAGGAAGAGGCTTTTCCTCTTTAATCTCTTGAGCATTTCTAGTTAAAATGTAGAATCCAACCATTGTTACAATAGCTATTCCTGGTAAAATAATAAATAAATCATTCATAATTGTTAAGATTTGATGCGAAGGCCAAACTGTAAATCAAACCAATCAAATGTTTGTTCAGCCTTTGCTTTGTTAAATTTAAAAATCTTTTTTAACAGAGGAATAGCATAACGCTTGAATTCCTCATGTTGTTCTGGTGTCATGGTCCAATTGAAGTACCACATGTCATCATCTAGTGTATCCACTAGTCTCTTACCAACCATATCGAGTTGATACTCGATTAAATGTCTGGTAATGTTAGCTCTGTTTACTTTAGCTTTCATTCAAATAGATTTAATTGATTAGGAATAAAGACTGTTTTAATTCTTTTGCCTTCTGTAGAAATTTTGGTGATAATCCTGTTTGCTTTCTCAATATAGTAATCATAATTGACATTATCAGTTTTACTGCTTTTTGGCAAGAAATTACAAACTTTACACACCCATTCACCTGCTTCTATCTGACTGATAGCTGCAGCTCTGGTTTGACACTCTGGATTCTTAATCTTAAAGATTTTATCTCCTGTGTTTGATACATAATATCGTATCAATTTGTTGTAAACTGTAACTTCTCCTGTAGCTCTATTAGTTCCCTCATAATGGAAACTTCTTGTAGCTTTCTGTCTTATACAAAAATCATATAGATTATTATGATTTCTAATAGTCTCATCAACAGGAATACCACTAACAAAGTAATGTTCCAAAGCAATGGGAACAATCCTTGCACTCTTGTTCTTATGCAGTTCAAAGTCAGTAAGGAAATCACCTTTCTTTTTAATTTCTCCATTGGTCATAATTGCTAAATAATCATTTACAGTACTAAAGATAATCTTGGAATAGTCAGTTCTTTCCAACTCATACTGAGTGATATCACACCACCATTGATTGATCTCATACATTAAAGGGATTAGGTCTTTCTTAATCTTGATAGTTACACCATCCGTGTTTGCAGAGATCACTTGTATGCCATTGGTTTCATATCTTTCAATAAGCATCATCAGACTAAGCTCACCAGTTATAGTGGTGAACATAGTTAACTGCCTATCATATATCCAATTTTGCATATCAGATGACTTACCATATACAGAGTTAACTGCAAGTTTAAGTGCTCCAACAATTCCTTTAATCTTCTTATCCTTTTTTGCAAAAGGTTTAAGTTCCAATCTTTTCTCAAACATCTGTTTGTACCCACGTAGAAACTCTTTTCCTAAGTGAGCAGGGAACTTTCCATTGTTGATAATAATGGCTGGATAATAGGAACTAACATCCCAATCGATTATCTCATAGTCTTCATCAGCTTCAAATATCTTAGGACTATTCTCTGTGTGAAGACCACCTTTCATAAAAGAATATACATTTCCATAGAAATTTATATGCTCTTTGAAATCATCTTGCAGACCAAGCTGCATCTTATTAATTTTCTTTAAGAACTCTTTAAGTTGAGGAGTTTCAAATTTTACATATTTTGCAATGCAATTTTTTACATCTATACTCTTTCTGAAATATCCTTTTCTAGGAAGTTCTTTATACTCAATACCTTTTTCTTGGCAATAATACTTCTTAATCATCTCATCACCTATCTTACTATCTGAATAGTTAAGACATGGAATACCAAACTCTTCTTCAATATCTCTACGAAGTTCTATTTGGTTGTTTCCTTTGTATAAAGGATGATCTGTATTTCCTGTTGTTATCTTATAGAATTCATAAGTTGCATCAACATCATTAAAACAATAGTCTACAGTAAGATCTACATCTTCCTTAGTCATATCTGTTTTACTGTGATGTATAGGCATCTCTTCAATGTTCTCTAGATCCATCTCAAACTCAAGCCTTTTTAAAGAGACCATTCGATTTTTATTGTTGTAGTGCATCAAAGTAAATAAGTCTATTATTTTAAAACTTAAATCACTTTCTCTATATTGTGGAAAAACTTCATAATTTGCATCGTGTATTGTATCTTGAGCAACTTGTGCAATTTTTGCACATACTTCAAGACCAGATAATTCATGCCATTTTTCATAATTTCTAAGTACATACTCAATCACTTGACTATCAAATCTTAATCCATTATAAGTTACATGGTAATGATCGTTTTTTTCTTCAAAGAATCTTGCCATACGATCTAATGTATTTTTCCATTTACTAACTTCAAACTTATGATACTTGTTAGTCTGAGGATCATAACAAAGACATAAAAAGTATTCTGCCATTGTTTCTATATCTGTTATTATAACATTCATTTTTCTATCTTTAATGTTCTTAAATATGTTTTTCTTCCTATAGAAGATGTTATTGTAGCAATATGTACATTTAATGTATCTGATAAGTTTCTAGAATTAATAGTTCCTATAAATCTATGAAAGCAATCATATATTTTATATTTACCATTACTTGACTTGATTTGATTAAATATATTATTCCAATAAGCTTCTACATCTTCTGCTGATTCATTTTCATCAAGAAATATAAACTTACTAGATTCTGAATCAATCAAGTTCTTTTTAAAAAACTTTACGTTCATCTTTCTATGAATGTTAGGAGCTGCAGTATTAAAATGTTCAGCACATTTATATAAATCAGTAAAGCTTTGGTAGAACTCTCCATAGATAGTATAAACCATTACTTTTCTTTTAGGTGCAGAATTGCTCATTCTTACTTTAGTTTCATCAGAAACTGCACGTTTTCCTTCAGGACAAGTAGGATCAATGTTATATCCATGTTCTCTATTGTGGGTATCTAACATATTACACCAATAGTTTTCTTGAGAATAAATATATTCAGGGTTACATTCTTCAAGTGTTTCAAATATAAAGTTATGTTCTCCGTGTTTATTAAAAGAACTTTGTAGATGGGTATTATGATGAATACCCACTCTAAGTTTCCATTTATGCATACATAATCTATTATATAGATCTATAGTTGCACCAATGTAACTTTTATTTGTAACTACATTTTGAATAATGTAAACTCCTGAACTCTTTCTCATAATGATATTATCTTAATGATGCAAATATAAACATCATATTTGAAACTACCAAATAAAGTTATCAACAAACTTTAGAATCTTTCTCTACTATCTAACATTGCTTTGATTGACACTATTATAACATCTGGTGTAAATTCTACATCTTCATATAGAGTTATTTCATCTCTAATTTTATTTAACAAATCATAAGCCTCTATGTCTCCAAACTGTTTATTTAGATTATAAGCATGTGCTTCTGCCTCATTTAGTGTATTAAAAGATGTAATTTTTTGTCCATCTCTATAAACTGATGTATCTTTCACATACCTTGCTGTTTTTGTATATGATCTTGTTGTGTCATAAATTATTACGTTTTCTTTCATGTTCTTGTTGATTTTTTATGTTCTTTCCAATCTAACCAAAAGCCTATTGCTACAATGATGTTCATTCCAAACGAGGCTATTATCTCATATATGTCCTCATATATGTTAGTAGTAAGATGGATATGTCCCACCATCCAGAAAGGAATAGCAAGGTTATTTGATATCCATCTTACTAAATAATTTATAAAGTTCATAGCCTACAAAGATAACTAAAATTATTATTATTGCAATAACAAAGTTAGTTATTCTTCTAGTCCATCTTCTAATGTTTCATCCCAATCATCAAAATCATCTTCTGGTGCAATTGATAATACCACTCTATCATCAATTATTACAAAATCATCTTCCACTTCATCATATTCAATATCAACGTACCCATCAAGTTCTCTTAATATGTAATTGATATCATCTAATGTAATATCTCTGTACACATCTGTATTATCACCATCATCCCACCAAGCTATCTCATCATGTGTAGCAAGTAAATTTCCATCTTCATCAATAATGGCTAGTTCTACAGGAACACCATGTTTGCTCATAAATGCATCTGGGTTTTCAGGTATTTCTTCTAGCTCAAATAACTCAATGTATGGTTCCATTACACCAACAGAAATTCTGTTAACGAAAAGCATACCTACCTCCAATTCTGAAGGCAGATAGCTATTAAATACAATTTCAGCTGACATCCACATTAGAAATCTTTTTTAGGTGTTGGTTCAGCAATTTGATAAACACTATGACTACTTGCTAGTCTCAACAATATATGAAGCTGTTCAGCTTCTAGATAATCTAGATGTTTTTTAGCATTAATACCGATAATTTCTATACCATTACCATTATCTACTAATTGCATTGCAACTTGTTTTTTTAAATTATCAGTCCATTCTTCATCATCACTGAAATATAGTGTATGAACAGTTATATTTGGTGCAGCTTCAAGTTTATGATAATCATACTCGTGTCTACTGTTGATGTAGATTTCTTCTCTATATAAGACACTGCTAGCATTGTCTATTACTTCTTGGATTTCTTTGTTTAGTTTTGCCATGTTATTTTTTTGTTATTAAGGTTAATGTTTTTTGATGTCCTTCAAGAGCATCTTCGTAAGATGTGTATCTTTCTTGATATTGATCGTTTTCTCCTCCAAATATCATAGTTTCCCACAACACTGGTTTACTACTACCATAAGCATGATCTAATCCAAGAAACACTGTTGACACACGAACCTCATCACCATTGAGATCTGTTAGTTCGTCATATGCAACTCTTTTTCTATTTGGATTGTCTTCCATCCACTGTGCTGCTTCTAAATATGGTTTATGAATAGGTTTGTGATTGTTGTCTAATATATACCACTTACTCATAATTTTGATGTTAATTGTTTCATTTCAATAATAATTTCGTCTATTGTTCTCTCATCTTCAACTAAATGATCAAGTATTTCTGGATAAGGATAGCTCCATAGTCCTACACCTTTATCAAAATGTACAGTGCATGAATTTGGAGTCTGGCTTATTATTTCTGCTTCTTTACCAATAAAATTCTTCATACTATAAGTAAAACCTGGACCACCAGAAAACTTAAAACCATACATTTTCTTTCCTACTAAATTTTTGTCTTCCATTAGATTTGTGATATTAATTGTTTCATTTCTTTTATCAGGTCTTCAATAGATTTATCGTAGTTTCTGTGTTGATCAATTATGAACCTCTTAGGAAATATCTGTTTGTTAGGTTTCCCTTCAATAGTTTCTACATAAACATAATCTTTATTGTTATGATATTCAACCACTCTAACGAGTTGTCCTATCATTTTCCTGTGTGCAGGATTGCAAGATAATACTGAATCTTTAAATGTGTCTTCTATACGAAGTTCTTTTCCTATTATGTCATTTTTACCAATCATCAGTATCCTGCTAGTTTAGATAACATACCATCTTGCTCTAATAAATAGGCAAGTTCACTTTCTTCTTTGCATGTAAGTTTTTGCATAGAAGAAATAAGATTTATTCTATCGTATGTAATGTTATTACCATACAATGCTTTCACCTTCTGTCCTATTTCTAGGAGCTCTGTGACATTAAAATTATCTACAGGGTTGTTATGATCATCAACCCATCTTCCTTGAATAATTTTCATAATTTTTCTATTTTAATTGTTAGTTTTTTCCCTAATTTGTTACAAAATTTTTCTAATTGATCTAATGATAAATCCAAATTACCACTTAACCATTGTGAAATGTTTGGTGTATGTTTTTCATAACCAAGAATTTTACAAAATTCTGTTTGAGAACAATTATGTTCTAAATAAATATCCCAAAGAATTTTATTAGTTTGTTTCATAAGGTAATTCTTTTATAGATGTTATACGTTTATATATAAAAAATTTAATATTAAATTTATTTAAAGCTTCTTGAATAGTATTAGCATCAATAATAGTTTCTAAATCATGACATTCATCATTTTTTTCTTTTAAATAACATATTAGATATTTTCTCATTTTTATTTCTTTTTAAATTTGATTTCTAATGATTCCATTATTTCTTCAAAATCTTTTTTCTTTAGTGTCTTAGGTTTGTTAATGTACAACACATGTGTTGAACTTCCCTCATTGGTAATAAAAGATACAATTCCTGTATCTTTTTTGAGAATCACTCTCTTTGTTTCTTGTAATAAACTCATTATTATTTTATTTTACGTTTTTTATACTCTTCATCTAATGCTTGATCAGGACTGTACACTTTAGAACATTTTCCACAAATCATATTTTCACCATCTTCAGTATATGTATTTACATATTCACCTTCTTTTATGTATTTGCTACAAGTTTTGCAATTACATGCGTTTGTCGTTCCACAATATGGACAATTAAAGGATCCCATCATATTTTTATTAATTTAGAAAATTCAACTGGTGTGTAATCTATCATCTCAGCACATACGTTAATATAACGTGGATCATCAATATTATTTTCATGAACATGTCCATGAATGTTATATGAATATCTGAATTCAAGTTGTGAAGGATGTATAGGACAATGTGTAAGTATAGCCATTTTCTTGTAGTCAATCATTCCTGACACACTATGTACATAGTTTAACATCTCTCTTACATGTCTTCTCTCATCATGATTACCAAGAACAACATGTATTATTCCTTGTAATCTGTTTAAGATTTCATAATTTTTCTTTTCCATTGTAATATCACCAAGCAAATACACTGCATCTTTTTTAGATACAGTGTTATTCCAGTTTTTTACAATAAGTTCATTCATCTCTTCTGCAGATGAAAATCCTCTGTGTTTTGCCATATTCTCATGATGAAAATGTGGATCACTAAATAAATATGCACTCATGATTTTACAGGTTTAGGTGTACATACATGACCATCACTCCATTTAATACCTGGAGGAGGTGTTAATTCTGGTGAGCTGTATTTTGTACCACACTCACTACATTCAAATTTGTTCATGTCTATTTGTTTTTGTGTTTGGTTTTTCTTGAAAATTTATAAGGACTACACATATAACAACTACAAGGTTGTCCAGTGGTTCTATAGCAATTAAAATTACCTTCTTTAGTTGTTAATCCTAATTGGTTTAGTCTTTTCTTAAACTTCAACATCTTTAGTTCAAATCTTCTTTTTTTATCCATATCATATATTATTAATTTTAAGAAATAAGGGCTCCACTACAGAGCCCTTGAATTCCCCTCCTTAATAACCCAACTGTTCTAGTTGGTCTATATTGGCTTCTACAATGTACACACCCTGTGCCATTGTACATACAAATGCTATACACATAGCAAATGCTAATTTTCTAAATTGCCAGAATTCCACTGGACTTAATTCAATTGTTTTCATTTCTATTGTTATTAAGGATTAATAAACATTATAAGTTCTTTTCATTCAACACTTTCACCTTTGGTGATTGTGAAGCAGGAATAGAATGTGTGAGTTGTAACAAAGCTAGTCTAATAATAATATTAGCTGATTCATTAAGTGCTTTAGCTTTAGCTATTGATCTCTCGCCTGATTCTAATTTTTCATAGTTATCAAGCATTTTCTTTGTTAGTTTTGTAATTGTTGACATAATCTGTAGGTTTTAAGTTGAATTCTTTTTAATTCTATAAGTTCTTGTGGTATTGATTCTTTTGGAATTTTTACTATTTTTTGAATTTGTCTTCTTATATAAAAATCAGTAAGTTTATCTACACCTTTTTTAAGAGATTTGCTACAATCTAATAGACGTTTCTTTTTATCTTTTAGATAATTTAACCTACGTTCAATTTTTCTTTTTTCTTGATACCTTTCTTTATATATCTCTCTTTCACAATATTTACACATTGAACGTTTATTGTCTTTACCACCTCTATGAAACAAATAAGAATCTAAAGACTTAGTTTCTTTGCACTTTGTGCATGTTTTGGTTATTTCCATTGTTATTTAGTTATTAAGGATTAATACATAATAAGAAAAGCCTCCATTACAGAGGCTTTAATAGGACTTTCTCCCTTGGGAGATGTCAATTGTTGAGATTGGCACTAGTAAAACCCAAACCATAAAGTACTCAACTCCTTCTCTGCGTGGAAAGGACTTAACATTCGTGGTATGCAAACTACCCAATGTCTGTTACTGTACTATTTGCATCAAGTAACTGCTGTGATTGAGACAGGATTTGAACCTGTAAGTGTATTGAAGCTTCGCAGGCATACACAACCATTTGTTGCTTACTTCTTGCGTTTACCATTTCGCCACTCAATCATTAAATCCCTACACACTTGAGACATGTGTAGGGAAATGGTAAAAGTTATGTACAATGCAAAAGACATAACTAGTGGAGGCGCTGGGTACTGCCCCCAGGTCTTGTTCAATTTTAATTTTACAATTTTATACAGCTTATTTAGGGTCAAGCTAGGCTTAACGATCCACCACTCTATTTAATCTAATAGAGAAATCTTTATTCAATTTAGGCTGCTAATTCAAATTCAACAATGTCATTTGATTTAACTTCAGTACCACCATTTAAAATGTTGTGTACTACAGTCATGTTAGCTTCTACTTGTGCGTTGTCTCCTTGAGATACTACACTATTTGTGTTTTTGCCATTTAATTAAATTCACCTTAGTTTACAGTTATCTCTCTGGCTGAATTGTAAAATCTATTATTGCCAATCAATGCTGTTTCGCCCCCAATATTCCCATGTGTATGGGCACTGTGTCAATAGTTGTGTTGTTGACCAATGAATGTCAACTTTTATCTATTATATCACTCTAGTGAGTTTTAAGCTAACTACAGTGATATGAAACATAATTATCCCTGCAAATATAATTCACAGGGACTAATAAAACAAATTAACCTTAATATTTAAGCTCTTGCTTTCCTGCTTCAACAGAATATGTAAACACTTCATCGTCTTCTGTAACCTCAATCTGTTTACCACCTGTGTTAAGACACAAGTCTTTCAATTCATTACTGAATGACATTAATGATACAGCATTCACCTTGTATGGGAATTTATCTGTACCAATAGAGTCTTGACCATCATT